TTCTTAAAGTTTTGTTTAATTTGTTTTGCTTCCTCTTTGCTTTCGTCAATTAAGTAAGATAATAACGTGAGTGATTCGTGAAGAGGCTCTCTTCCAACTTCTCTAACGTGGATTCTAAGTTCTCTCGACAGTCGAATAAAAGTTTGATACCACCCCCAACGCTCTCCAAAGCTTCCTCCAAATTCAGTCCCTCCCTCGCTGCCTTGCTCTCCAAATGTAATAGGATATTCGATAATAATTCTTTGTTTAAAGTCCAAAAAAAAAGCATAGAACCTATAACAACATCCATTGGAACGTCTTTAAATAGCTCCGCTTTGCTTTCGTCACCATCGTATTCCTCAATCTCGTAAAAGACAGAAACCTTTTTAGTTATTTTACGATACATTACCGAAATTAATAGGGCTAAATTCTCATCTTTGCCGAGTAACGTGTCAATCGTTGCGTGTTCGCCTAAGGTTATTTTCTCAAAGTTTGGAATAAATCCGTACTCAACCTTATTTAATTTAAAAGTTTTAACGAGTGCTGGTTTCTGATCCAATACTTTCGCAAGTGTTTCAACAATTTCCCCGAAATCATTAACAGGAATTTTCATTACTTCGGCAACTGTTAAATTACAAAAGATAGCCACCATTTGAATACATACAAAGGTCTCATCGTCTGAATTGTCAGCGATAACCTTTTGATATCTTAGGTACTGAGATAGTTTAATCTCACTTAAATAGGTTGGAATAGTAACTCTCATATATATATAACGATAAAATGTGATTTTGTTTATAAAAATAAGTTGTTTTCACTAAATTTAAGTGATAATCACCTTACGATGTGGTTTTATAGCTAATTGCATCATTGCAAAATAACGCAAAGCATCGAGTCCGTGATTGAAGTCATCGATTGGCTTATTTAACTTTTTGCCTGTTTTGTCAACATCCCAGCTGTAATGCCTCAACTCTTTAATTAAATTAGTGCTCGATTTTGTAACTAATAACTCCTTTTGCTGTAGCACCGAGATACCGAAATTTATTGAGTCTGCACCCTTAACAACTGGTTTGATATTGTAACCAGCTCTGCGAATTTCCTCGATGCTTTTTGGTTCTGCTGAGTCCGCCCAAATTGGAAGGGTTCGCTCTTGTTTCATTAAAGTAGTAATATCGGAGTTCAAAAGTGAGGTTGAATATATCATTTCGTCAGCTATTATTTTACCATTGTACTCGTAAACTCCAATCAAAGCGGTTGGGTCATTGCTATAACCAAAATCGAGTCCACATCCTAAGAATTTTGCTTCAGCTGGTACGGTATCGATTTGCTCCCAATTTTGAAAGATAACTCCTTCAAGTGAGCCAAGCATTCCCAATCCGTAAACGTTCCACCAGTTCGCCCAATACGTTGATGTGAGTGCTTTAACTTTTGCCTTCTCAATCTCTCGAACGATTGCAGGATCGAGTGCCTCGTTATCTTTATAAGTTAGAACCACAAAGTCAGAGTCTGCATCGTTTATAAGCTCTGTTTGTACCCAAAACTCATTCGTTGGGTTGTAATCCAAGTATATAAATTTCTTTGTACGAACTGCGAGTTGTTGGTAGCTTTCAAAGTCGATATTATTGCACTCGTTTACAAATAGAATATCCCTCCTGGCACCTCTGAGTTTGTCGGGTTGGTCAACGCTGAAAAATTCAATATAGGAATTATTTGAGAATGTATATTTTAACGATGACCGATTGAAATTAGCATCCTTATAATTGTCAGTCAATATCATTATCTTTTGAAAATCCTTTAAAGCTCCCCTTTTTAAATGGGGAATGCTCTCACTAACTATACTTATCTCTGAAAATGGATTTTGTATAGCGTAAGTTATTAATAAAGGTAAAATAGAAAACGTTTTCGAGCTGGATGTTCCACCTTGCACAATCCGAACTCGTTTTCTTAATCGTGCGATTTTACTCTGGGCTGTCGTAGTCTGGAACATCCAAATTGATTGATTGAAAAATAGGTTTTTCTATATTGATATTTTGGTCGATTACTTGCTTCGGCATTCCATATCGATAACTTAACCAAAGTTTAATAGCATTTACATCGCTATCCAAAACCTTAGCATAAAGCATTTTCCAAACTGTCTCAGGAATTGCTATTGTGTCAAGTGTTTCAATCAAAGAGAATACCTCTTCCTTTTTAAGTCTTCCCGAGTTTGCTCTCGCTCCTCCGTTATTTTTTCTTTTATCCTCCATAATTGAAAATTATTTGAAATCCAATTTTATTAATTTGTAATCGGTAGAGGATTTGAACCTCTATTCCCACTAAAAAGCGGATGTTTCCCAAGTTGGATTTATATCCAATTACATTAACCGATTATTTTTTTAAAAAAGACCTGAGAGCTGTTCTTATGGGAAGCAACTCAGGTACAATCATTATTTATCTAATTTTTTAATTAACTTTTTAATTAATTTAAATTCTCCATAAGATAATGAGATATTTCTATCGCTATAATTATTAGCATTTATATCAATTCCTTCTTTGTTGTTCCATTCTGTTATTTCAATATAACTATTTTCTTTTGATGCAAAATCATAATCTTTTAAATTGGAAAAAATAGCTTTTCTTTTATAAATTTC